GAACCTTTCCACCTTTTATTTTTCATAATAGGTTGTCTTGTAATATTTCCTGTAAAAATAGTTCTTACTTGAATACCATTTTTTTCAAAATATATTTGCATTTGTTTTCTTGTAAACGGTGCTTTAGAATCTAAAACTAGAGGATAAGCTAACCAAGGTGTATCAGCGTGGCCATTACCTACTCTTCCTACCCATCTAATATGTGAATAAGGCATAAAAAAATCGTTTAATAATCTAAAATTTCTTTGTCTTATTTTTTTATAATTTGATAATTTTTTCAATTGCTCTAAACCAAATGCAGCAGATATTTCTGACGGTAAAAAATTATATCCTATATCTGTAAATATAAATTTAGAATCATAGTCAATACCATCAACTTTAGTATTAAACCTTTTTTCTATTTCCTCTGACTCATTAAAAAGTGCTGATGATCTTCCCCATCCTCTAAGTAATTTTAATTTATCAAGTAATTTTTTATCATTAGTGCATACCATTCCGCCTTGACCTGCAGCTGTAATAATATGAGATGCATAAAAGCTTGTTGTGACTAAATCATTAAATTTACCCGTTGTTCCATCTTTACTATCCCAATATTTATAACCTATTGTATCAGCACAATCTTCTATAATTTTTAATTTATGTTTTTTTGCAATTCTATAAATACTTTTCCAATCACATACATTTCCAAGTAAATTAGGTAACATAATTGCAACTGTTTTTTTGTTAACGGCTTTTGTAATATATTCTGGGTTAGTTATAAACTCACAATTTTCAACATCAACAAAATGAGGGATAAGTCCGCATTGATATATTGGTGCAACTGTTGTTGCAAACGTCAAAGCAGGTGTAATAACTTCACCACCTTTTGGTAAGTCTAAAGATGCTAAAGCAATTAAATTAGCTGAAGAACCGGAGTTAACCATAACTCCATATTTTTTTCCAAAGATGTTAGCAACTTTACTTTCAAATTTTTTTACTAATGGACCATCCATTAATGTTAAATGATTTTTTAAAACTTCATTTACAGCCTGTATTTCTTTTTGATCATAGACAGCGTTAGCATAATATATTTTTTCAGGCATAAAAACTTTTACAATTAAACTAAAGATTTGTAAACTATTTAAATTAATTTAATATTCATTTCACTATCACCATGACCAACTTTACCCACAGGTAAAAAATTAAAAGCCAAAGAAACTCTAATAATATCAGAATTATTTTTTAATATTTTATGGTATATTTCACTAGGGAAAAAAATTAGAAGACCATCAACAGGTTTAAATTTATATTCTGAAGAGTTATAAATGTTCCATTTAATTGGATCACACAAAAATCTTTTATGATTACTATAATCTTCAAAACTTATGTTTCCAGAATTATCATCGGTTTGTAAATATAATATACCGCTATACATAGAATTATGATGATTATGATAATTTGAACTTTGGCCTTTTTCTGTTCTTGTAAACCAAGATGTAGTTATATCAAATTTATTACTATATTGTAAAACTTCTTTACTAAAAAAATAAAATTCATTTAACACTAAATCTCTTAAATCTTTATACTCTGGCTTATTTAATACAGTTTTAGATTTTGAAGCTGCTGCAATATTTTCTACATTATTTTCTTTTTGATAGCCTGACTCAATAAATGGTTCTTGTATTCTTGATATAATTCTTTTTGTATCTATGTTTAATTTTTTTAAATAAAATAATTTTGAAAATAAGGGTAGGGCTTGGTATTCCATTACTTATAAATTAATTTATTTTTATCTGCTATATAACAATATTTTAATTCAGAATTTTTCATCATGTATTTAACATCATTATATTCCTCGCATAAAACATGTCCAGGTAAATTTAAAGAAGTATTTAATACTGCGGGTAAACCCGTAAGTTTTTTAAACGAATTAATGAGATCATAATATTTTGGATGGAAAGATTTATTTAAAGTTTGTATTCTACTAAAACCATCTACCGAACATACATTTTTTAATCTTTTGTCTTTAGATTTATAAACAAACATCATGTAAGGTGATGTTTCATTTGTTTCTATTTCGAATAATTTTGATGCATATTCTTCTAACACAGTGCAAGCAAACGGTCTGTACCATTCTCTTTTTTTTATTTCATTTATTTTATTTAATATAGATTCATCTAAAGGATTTCCTAACAATGATCTAAAACCTAAACCTCTTTGGCCTTGTTCACTTTTGCCTGAAATTATTGCTACTGGTTCTTTAATTAAAATGTTTGCAACTTCTTCTATGCTTATATTTTTATTTTTATAGGGTAAGAAAGCATTCAAATCTTGTTCAGGTTTAAAACCCGAACAAATATGTTTTAAAGGTTTTACATTATTATTTGTAGCCCACAAAGCTGCACCTAATGATATTCCAAAATCACCATTAAAAGGATCAGGTAAAATTTTATTATCTAAAGTATTTTTTAGATTAGTATTATTTAAAACATTTTGTGCACAACCGCCACTCAAAAGTATTGTTTTATTTTCGTAATTAATTTTATTTAGAGTTTTTAAAAATAAAATTTCAAAAGCTTTTTGAAAAGAACTTACAAAGTCCAGACTAGGTGAATTTTTTGATAAATGATTAATGTCGTGATTTAACAAAAATTTATTAAAATTATTTGTATTGTCATAAAATTCTACCTTATTATCAATAATATTTTTATTCCAATTATCTCTGTGAATTAGATTATTAATTATACTTTCACGTGCTGTGCCATAAGAAGACAGTGCCATAGCTTTTCCCTCTTCTGCTTGTTTCAAACCTAATTCATAAGTAAGTTGTTCATAACCTTTTCCTAAAGATATTGAATTTATTATTTTCGTTTTTTTGTCTATAAAATTAAGAGGTCTTTCTGTATAAAATTTATTGTAAATATTTTCTAAATTTTCGTTATATATTGTTTCATTTTCAACAATCTTTAAATTATTTATATGTCTAGAAGGGTGATTAAAAAATTGTGTTGCACCTTCACCGTCAGCGACAAATATTATAAAATTTTTATCAACCTGATAAAAAAATTTTGCACAATATGCATGAAATATGTGATGTTGAGTTTGTCCTAATATTATTATTTGATTTATGTTTACATTAAAAAATCTTTTTAAAAATATAATAGTTGCTGCACCCCATAAAGGTCCCATAGAGGTTAAAATAATTTTATCAAACTTAATTTTAAAATCTTTTACTTTTTGTAATATTTCAAAAGTATATAAAGATTGATGTTTAAATTTATTGTATCTATCTAATTGATGATGAGCGATTACCTCATTCTCAGAAACGACAGTTATAGATCCATCGTGTCCAAGATGAAAAGCTAGCACGTTCATTATTTAAAATTTAAAGGGTATGAGTGCTTTCTTTTTTTCTTCTGCGTCTACAATCTTTTGAAATAATTTATCTAACTCTTCTATGTGTTGTGGATGTTCTCCAATACCAACAGGTTTTTCTAAATAAATTTTTATTGTTGCATCGGCAGATGAAATTTCAGCATCGTATTTATCCTCTAACGCTTTCAGTAAAGCTAATCTAAAACTCATGTGAGTTTTTATATAATTAAACCCAAGGTTTGTAAATAGATTTAATTTTACCTTGTGCTAACAATTTTTTTAAATCACCTTTAGACATTGTCGAATAATCAGGGTCTTCATACAACTGTAGGTGAGGGTCTTTCTGTGGTTCAGAGTTAAATAAACTTTTTATCCAAGCCCAAATCATTTCTTCCCTCCGTTCCTGAAGATTTGTGTGCCTTTGATTCCGTAAATCGATGCCACGACTAAAATCCAGAGATTTGTAAACCATGACGGGAGCTGCGAAAACATCTCGAAGAATAATTTTACTTTGTCCATCGCTGTTGGGTCATCTGAGATGACTGCATATGCGAGCACCAACACGGGCAAACTAAGAATTATCAAAACTGCCTCGTCTTTCCAGTCTGATTGTCTAGCCTCAAGAAGTTTACCTTGGTAAGCTTCTTCGCCTTTGGCCATACGTTCTGCATGCATTAATTGTGCATCAGACATTGCCATTTTAGTCTTTTGCTTGTTAGCATAAATTTTTGATCCTGCAGATATTGCAAGTTTAATAGCTGATAACCACATTATTTTTTATATCCTCCTTTTTTCATTTTTACTGGGGGTACTTGAGAATTAGGTCCTCTTTTGGGTGGTGGTCCATAACTAACTCCACCTGATAATCCACCAACTTTATAAGCTACAAAATTAAAAAAATTATCTTTGGGACTCACTAAACTTTGATCTATTTTTTTTGTTGTAGCAATTGGTTGAATAGGTTGTGTTGGAGTAATACCTTTATTTCCTCCTTTGTCAGTTGGACCAGTAGGCCCAGTAGGTCCTGTTGTTAACATCTCACCACCAAGAACATCTACTTTTCTTTGTTCTTTTAAATTTTTTCTATCATAAGTCTTTTTTTTACCTAAGTTTAATGCAGTCACACCTACTTGATAAGATAGTGGAGTAAGTAATCCTAATGGTCTTGGATCAAAATATCTAGGTCCTGTTCTTACTGTTACTTTTTTTGTTTCATTGCCTCCAACACCTTTGTTTCCTCTTCCAGTATATTGGCCTTTAGCTCCATATTGTTCTCTATTATTATCTGAATCATTATTTGATGTGCTTTTACCAAAATCTGCTGCATCCTTACCACCTCTAGCTTTTATAACTTTTTTTAACTTACCAGAATTTTCCATAGCATAAAAAACAGAATCACCTTTTTTCTTACCATATTGGTCTCTGAATTTTGCTTTTAATTTTTTTCCTTTAGCTGTGAGTGGCATTATCCAAACATCCTTCTAATTTTATTTTTTCCTGCTTTTGCTATTTTTACAACTTCATTTTTTTTCATAACCTTAGCACGTTGTTCCATAACAGTTAATATTTGTATTTTTCTTGCAAATGGTTTGTTTATATTCACAACTTTTTTTACTGTAGCTCTAGCATCACTAGGTGTAGCAAATTTTATTTTTACTGTATCCCTAGGATTTTCGTCAGTATATAATCTTCTATCAGAACCTTTTGGTTTTTTACCTGTGCCTTTAACTGGGTCTGCCATTATTTAGCCTTCTTTCTTGCTATCTCTAATTTTTCATCAGCTATTCTAATTCTTTCAGCTGCTTGGTCTTCATTATTTTCTAATTTCATTTTTTCTATATCTAATTTTTCATCTATTTCGTTTTCTCTAATTTCATTAGACATCATATCTTGATCTGCTTTTCTTTGTAAATCCATAGCTTTTATATCTAATTCTCTTTGTTTTAACATCACTAATGGGTCTTGTTTACCCATGTTTTCGCTTTGAGCTAACTCTAAAGTTAGAGTTGCTATTCTATTTGCTATCATTGAAGCTATTTGAATCTCCGCACCTTGTGGATCAGCCTGTAACATCTGTTGCATCATAGGATCTTCCTGTATCTTTGCACCGATTTCTCCTTGAGCTAACATAGAAATATGTTCTGAGATGTGTGATTGCAATGAAGCGTAAACTTGTGGATTAATTTGCACCATTCTTGTAGACATAAATGCTCTATGAGCAGTTATGTGTGCCATATGATCTTGAGTTGGAAAAGCTTTTAAAGGTTTCATCATAATAGCTTCCATATTTTCTGTTGCTGGGTCTTTTGGCACTGGTCTTTCTTGTGGAATAAGCAATTGATCTATATCTTGAGTGCCTAAAGCCTCATATACTCTTCGATATGCTTCTCTTAAGTTGTGCATCATCGGATTTGATAAAGCAATCTTTAAATTTTCGTTTGCCATCGTAACTCTTTGAGCCATACTCATGATATTTGGGTCTGCAACCGGTATTACATCTACTCTATCATCAAAATCTGTAGCTTTTACCGCTTGATCTGCTCCATATACTGAATATGGGTAGATTGGTGGTAGATATGTTGCAAAAACTTTTGATAAAAGTCTAAATTCTCTTCTCATTGAGTAATAACATCTCTTGTGTATAGCACTCATGACCCTCGAACCTCTTTCTAACAGTGAAACAGTAGTACCAACAGCTCTATTTTGTAGGTCATTACCAGTATCCATGTTAGTTATGGCTGCAAATTTTTGTCCAGCTTGTACAACAAAGCCCATCAATTGGTATAATGTAGCTGATGGCTCCTTAAATGGTAAAATTTGAAACTGATCTTTGATATTTCCACCCGGTGCATCGACATCTCTAAACTCTCCTGGTTGAAAAGGTTGGTCATCATCTCTAATTCTTATACCTCTAGACTTAAATCCAGCTGGTAAGTTAGATAATGTACCTGCATCAAGTAATTGTCTTAGTGATTGAGTAGCAGTTCTACTTAATCCACCTATCATATGAGTTAAACCAAACCCATAAAAACCTAATCCGGGTAAAAATTTAAAATGAACAAAGTATTCTTTCCTTTTTTTAGTTTCATCATTCATTTCATAGTTACGATAGATAGATAATATTTGTCCTGAGCCTTCATCAATAGTAACGATGTATGGAATTTTTACTTGTTTTTCTGGATTTTGAACTTCAAACTCCTCTAAATTACAATCAACATGCATTTCAAGTATTGAAAAAGAATACTGTTTGTCAGCTGAAGGTGTAATTCCTTCTAACTCTTGATATTTTTTTTCAATATCTGTTGGACCTTTAGAACTTGGTTTTAATTCTACATCTCTGTAAAATCCTGCTTCTTGTTTTTTTAATATTTCGTTTTCACCCATTTTTATTACATGGGTAATTCTTTCACATTCCATTAAATCTGTAGAATAATATGGAACTACTAAATCTTCTGCAGGAATAAATTTTGATACAGCTCTTTGCATCACTTCATCATAGTAAACTTTTTTAAATGCTGAGCCTGCTAAAGCTAAATAAAATAATAATTGATCAAACTCTGGAGTATACTCTTCCATCTCCTCTGTAATCATGTAGTTCATAAAATCTTGAACACGTTGAGCTTGATTTATTTTTTCGTTATCCTCTCTTCCAAGAACCCTTGTTCTTACAGGTCCTTGAGAAGGTAATAATTCTTTATAGGCTTGTGCTTGAAATTGTGTAACAGCTTCTGATAACAATGGGTGAGTGACACTTGCTGAACCTCTAAAAGGTCTAGTCATCTCTCTTTGATTTAACCCAAGTAAATCTAAATTATTTGTATAAGAAGTTTCCCAATCTTTTCTTGAAACTCTATCTTTTTTATAATCATCAAGTAATCGATTAGCCATTCTTTGTAAAACCTCGTCTGACATGTCTTCGGCAAGGTTTTTAAAAAATAGTTCAGTTTCTGAAACAGCTTCATCAACAGTGGGTTGATCGGTGTTATCTGATTCTAATTCAACATCAACCTCTTCTGTCTCAGGAGTTTCTTTCTCCTCGACAATTGCTTTTTCTATTTCAGCCATATTAAAAATTAATAAAGTTTAGTTGGTTTATTTCTCGCCATTCCACCACCACGAGCCTTTACCATTTTTCCTGTTCTTAATTGAGATTTTGGTCCTAAGATAAATTTATTCATAAAACTTTTAAAGCCACCGCTACCCCGTTCGCCTCTTCTTTCTCTCATAGCCTTAGAGAAAGCTTCTTTATTTTTAAATTTTTCTAAACCTTTAGTAATTGATCCGTCAGGATTTCTAAAAATAGATTTTGGATTTTTTCCAACTACGGCTGAAGGACTTAATTTAGTTATACCTTTAACTGCTTCTTTTGCTTTAGGTAAATTTCTTATTGGCATGATAGATGCTTTTCTAGCTTTAGCTGCTTGACTAACAACATCTGATTTACCCATCGCAGATTTTAAAAGTCCTAGTTTAGATGCAGCCATTCCTAAACCTATAGCACCTAAAACTAAGTTTCTTTTTCTTGATCTTCTCGACATGTCTGTTCTCCTAATAATATATATATTTACGTTCTTTATAAGATTGTACCTCATCCTCGTCAGAATAAGTCTTTATAAAAGAACCTTGTCGGTATCTTAACATAGCCTGGGTAGTGCTGTCCACATAATCGTCATGTTCCCCATGTGGAAATGCTGCACATTCTTCAATAACTTCTTCTGCCCAATGTTCATCTCTTGGATAGTAGACTTGGCCCGACTCGAAAATTGGAGCACAGGCATTAACTCGTGAATGCTTATCCTGTCCTCTTCCTGGTGTATAATCCATAACAGGTATACCCATTCTTCTAAACTCTTGTAATAAACTTTGACCCGAAGCTTTTGCTTCTATGATAACTGTTTCTGGTTGCCAGTATTTATATTGATCTAAAGCAACCATTTTTAATTCTGGAAAATCATATTTACCTTTAATAGCATCTT